GTGTATCGTCCTACCAAAAGAATAACAAAAGACACTCCATTAACAGCAGACGAAATAGACCCAGTCCAAGCAGTCAAACAGATTGCCCTCAAACAAAAGATACGAGGAAGTAAAAATCTACCGAAATTTGAAGGTGGTGCAGATGACCCAACAACTCCACCATCAACCCCCCCACGAAGGAGACAACGTGATGAACCAACTCCGCCTCAACGACAGCGTAGAAGAACAGAAGAACCTCAACAACCAACAATAATAGCACCTCCGTTATTCCAAAATATTCCTAATGCACCTAACCAAGCACCATTGCAATTCCAAACCTCATGGTCTCTACCAACTCCATTATCAACTCAACTACCTCCACTATTACCACGTTCCGTTCCAATTGTCCTTCCCGACCAAAGTGTTTTTCAACAACCCCAGTTAATAAGTGATTTATTATACCTACCATCTCCCCGAAGTATTGCTGACTTACACTTTACAGGAGAAGGAAGAAAACCCGATGAATTCAAACAATCCATTCAACACGTTTTTGACTTACTTGCAATAAGAGGCAAATTCAATATCATCGGTTCAGCATCTAACGATGAAATCCTGTATTATAGTGATTTTGACCTTGCTACGTTTGAAAAGGTTTCCTTACAAAGTATAAAGAAAATCTTTCAAAACAAATTCAAAGAAGCACAAAAAGACCCTACTATTTTTATCACGGATTTCAAATGTGGAGAAGTTAATGGCGAACCTGTCCGCTGGAACAAAAAAAATATCAAGACAGAAAGGCAAATCATTAATGGTAAGGAAATAACTCTTGACGAATGTTTGTTGATGCCTTCTACAATCAAAATGGATATTATTGCTTTGATTGATGGTGATTTTGTTGAATTCAGTGATAATTATTACCTGTCTGTTAATGGTGTCAAAAATTACGACGATGAAGAAGTTTCCAATAATGTTCTTTTGAAAGAACTGGAAAAATCTGCAAAAGAATACTACAATGAACCTAATTACTTCAAATATTTGAAAAGAGTGTTCTCAATTAAGACCATTCAAGGTCAATCAACCAAGAAACTGGTTGATTTTTTCAATTCACAGGTGGGTCTTTTAAACAAATCCAAAACAGATTTAGAAACTTTGATTTTAGTTTTTGATAATTGCTGTCGTAAACCGAAACTGAAAGACATCTGCAACAACATTCAAATCATCAAACAGAATATAAGTGGTGTGAGCGAAGTTGAATTCAAATCTACTTTATACAAAGATTTAGATAAAATCTGTTCTTATAAAAATCAAACCAGTATCATTAAAAATCTAAAAAAAGTCATCAACTATATCCAAAAAAAAGTAAATCAAACAACTTTGGAATTTATCAAGAAAAATAAAATCTAAATAGATTAATATAGATGAACTTTGAAAATATAGGCGACCCAATTGCTTTATTAGTCAATACCAAAGATAAAAAGAAGAATAAGGTGTTGAGTATAGGCAATCCAAAAGATAGTATCAACTCTTTTAACGAATTTGAAATCAAAAACGAACACGAACATTTCCAGCAAATCCCAAACAAACATACCGAACGAAATATCTTGTATATTACAGGCAGTTCAGGGTCAGGCAAATCGTATTACACCGCACAATATATCAAAGAATACAAAAAGATTTATCCAAAGCGAGACATCTACCTCTTTTCCAGTGTAGGTGATGACGCTCAACTTGATAAACTAAAAGTCAAACGCATCAAACTAAATAATGACCTGTTAAGTGAGACCTTAACAGCACAGGATTTTAAAGATTGTCTCGTCATTTTTGACGACACAGATGCTATTACAAACAAACCTCTTAAAATAAAAGTCAATCAAATCCTTGATAGTATCCTGCAAACAGGCAGACACTACAATGTGTCTTGTATCCTTACTTTCCATACTGCAACTGGCGGACGTGATACAAAGATGATTTTGAATGAAGCACACAGCATTACCATCTTTCCTCACAACATCGGTGGGCGTTCTTCAAAATATCTGCTTGATGGATATTTAGGGTTAGATAAACACGAAATAAAAGACATCAAAGTCAATCCATCAAGGTGGGTGAGTATCTTGAAAACCTATCCTAAAATCGTTTTGAGTGAAAAGAATGTTTATACATTATAACCTATACAACATATAAAGAAAACCCCCGAATATAAGTAATGGACGACAAATTGTTTCAATATCTTTTATCCAATCAAACCCTTCTTGGAGAGTATTACAGGAGAAACAAGAGAATGATAAAACTAAAAAAGAATAGAGAATATATGAAAAACTGGAAGAATAGACAGACCCTTTTAGTAGTAGAGTAAAAAGGTCTCTCTAACTACCCAAATAAAATCTAATTTTAAAGTTAGAAATCTAAAAATAAAATAATAGAAATATATATATGAAGGACGATTTCTATTATTTAGAACAAACGCCAGTTGAACTCGCAAAAGAACTAATCAATCAAACTCCCTTTGACAATGCAGACACAATCTACGAACCCTTCAAAGGAGAAGGTGCTTTCTACGACAACTATCCTGAAAATACTTTCAAGGTTTATACAGAAATAGAAGAAGGTTTAGATTATAAAAACTACTCACAACCATACGACTGGGTAGTAACGAATTTTCCATTTCGTATTTACGATGAAAAAAAAGATAAGATGGTGAATTCAGTCGCCCATTTTTTAGAATACTTTTCAAAGAGGGCAAGAAAAGGCATGGGGTTTTTAGTGAATGACAAGTGTTTTTCTGCTCTTACTCCAAAAAGATTGCAAGATTTACAGAATGATGGTTGGTATATCCACAAGATTATTGTATGTGCTGTAAAGAAATGGCGTGGTAGATATTTCTATATAATCTTTCAAAAGAAACCTTGCGAATTCTATAAACATTTAATAACAAACTACTAAAAAATAATATAGGAAGAATATATAGATGAGTGATATTCAAAGTAGACAATCAGCACAAATATCTTACTTGTATAGTCAATTAGCAAATATTCCACCTACACCACCACCTTACCCTACGAGCAGTGATTTAGCAGATGTATTATCAAACGGAAACTCTGCTGGGGCGAGTGATATTAATATGAATAATAACGATATTCTTAATTGTAATAACTTATTTGGTAATGCTACGAGTGCGACGAATATCGCTGGTGGGTTGGGTGGTTCAATCCCTTATCAATCTGCCGTTAATACTACTGCTTTATTAGCAAACGGAACAGCAGGACAGATTTTACAATCTAACGGAACTACTCTTGCTCCGTCTTGGGTTACTGCTGGTAGTGGTGGTGGAACTCTTCAACAAACATTAGATTTGGGTAATACCGCTACTGGTGCGAATGCTAAAATTGGTCTTACGAATAGTGGTGTTGGTTATACTTCAAACCCACAATTAACACTTAATAATTCTAATGCGACTGCTGGAAATACTAATGGTGTTCCTTCTGTTGAATATTATAAAAGCGGTAGGAATGGTGTTGCTGTTGATGTAATCGGTTCTCACAATTTTTACGCAAACAACTACGCTGGAACTAAAACCGAGTTTGCGAAAATGGAGGCAAGTATTCGTAATACTGGTGTTGGAAATGACGATGGAAGTATTGGATTTAGTGGGTTGGTAAATGGAGTTCAAACCGAGTTTTTTAGGGTGAATGGTGCGGATAGTGAGAATAATTGCTTTTTACCGCTGGATATGAACGGACAAACAATAAAGACGAGTAGTGGTAATCTTTCTCTTGCTTCTACTGCATCAACAGGAACAGGACAAATTACTATCGCACCTAAAACTGGTTCTAATCTTGCGATAGGGACGACCCCTGCTGGAACAAACAGAACTATTATTAACGCTGACGGAACTGGTATTAATTTACAAAATATACAAAGTGGTTTTACTGGGGTTGTTAGTTTAGTAAATAGTGTTATATCACAATCTTATCTGTATATCCAGCAGAACTTCGGTAGTTTTATTAAATATATATATGTGAAGTGCGATGCTTCTGTTGGTAATAGTTTGGAGAGTTTAGACCTACATACACCAGCAACACCCTTCAAAATCAAAGTGGATAATGGTTCATTTGCTACCAGTAATTCTTCGTTGGAAATAGATATGAACCCTTTGAGTAATCCTCTTGTTCTCGCACAATTAACTTTTACGCACGATAATACGCTTCCTGCTTCCTCTTTTACCGCAGTTCAATATATCCCAGTTCTAATCGCTGGAACTCAATACTATATTCCAATAACACTAACACCTACTTAATCTCGCCCCTTAAATCGTCTCTGCCCTATCCCGCTTTGCTATAAAACCCACAGCGTCATCGCTCCTACAAAAGAACCTATAAAACGGATATTTAATAACCACCATACCCTTCTGCTTACGAGGTTTGCTGTAAAAGAAGTATTCAAAGTAATCAAAATCTAAAAAGTCAAGAATGTAATAACGCATTTCTTTTGGTAATTTCTTAAAAAAGGGTATAATTTCCATCATATATATATAATATAGAATGGAAAACGATTGGAGCGAAGATATTGTAATTGTCCTTGAAAACATACGACAAAACTGCGTGGTCTTATCAAACGAACACAAGACACAATACTTCTACCTAAAATACATCTTACAATTCTTCCGCCTTCCTGTAATCATCATTTCAGGTGTGAATTCCATCGTGTCAGTTGGATTTCAACCCTATCTTAATCAAGGTGCAATCAGTATAACCACGTGTATTCTTGCTCTCGCTTGTTCTATTATAGGGTCAATTGAGTTGTATTTAGCAATTCAAAAGGGCATGGAGGTCTCACTGGTCTCCCAGCAATCATATTATCTACTCGGTGTAGATATATACAAAAACCTGTCATTATCACAAGAACACAGACCTATTCCTGCAAAAGAATACTTGGAGCGGTGTTATAATGAATATGTTAAACTAACCGAAAGTTCTAATGCTATTATAAAGAATTTAGAAGATAAACTCGCACCCTTACCCGTCCCATTACCGAAATCACCTTCATTCTTCTCCTTTCCACAATCTAAAAAAGAAAAACAAACAAAATACAATACAGAAGATAATGTAGTTGTTACTTTGACAGAGAAAGAGGAGTTCAATATCACGATTTAACTTTTCAGGATTTCTCATTCTTATAAATAGATTATAGATAAAAATACAGAATTATAATCTTAATATAGTTTATAGAAATGGAAACGAAAGATTTAGATAAACTATTTGAAGATAAGAATATCTCACAGAGTTCTAAAAATCTGTATTTGAAGAATTTAGAACGCCTGAATGGAGGGGTCTTGAAGAATTTTAACTTCTTGAAAGATATAGAAAAGGTCATGGAAAAAATCCAAAAGTATAAACCAAATACTCAACGAACTTACATTATTTCAATCGTCTCTCTGTTAAAATCCTTAACAGGAATTCAACCAAAGAAATACAAAAAGTTGTATGATAAATATTATCCATATTTAGAAACTCTAAATAAGGAATTAAAAAGTAATGTTGAGAAAACCGACAAAGAGAAAGAAAACTGGATAGAGCAAGACGCAGTAATGTCTAAACTACAAGAGTTAAAAGACAAGATTAATCCTACTGCAAAAAAACTGAATGAAACTCAATATCAAGACCTTCTCAACTATCTATTACTATCTCTCTACACTTTACAACCACCACGCAGAAATGCTGATTATCAAAATGCTTTAATTACCAAGAACCCTGATTTCAAAAATTTAGATTGTTTTAAGGACTACAATTGGGTTGATTTGAATGACAACAAATTTGTCTTTACAAAATTTAAAACGTCCAAAACATATCAAAATCAAGAAATAGCGATTTCTCCTGAATTAAGAATTGTAATAGATTTATATTTGAAACATCACCCACTTCGTAAGTTGCTTACAAAGAAAACGCAAATACCTTTTATCGTGAATTATAACGGAGACCCATATACAAATAATAATGACTTTACCCGTTTGCTTTATAGAATATTTGATAAAAAGATAGGTGCAAGTATGCTCCGTAAGATTTTCTTAACTTCAAAGTATAGTGATACAATGGATAATTTGAAGAAAGATACGAACGACATGGGGACTTCAACTTCCACTGCTGAAAATCACTATATAAAGGAATAAGATTATTATTTTTCAACTTCTAAAATCAATATTAGAGAGACCTTTTTACTATATTACTAAAAAGGTCTATCTACTTAACCCAGTGAGAAACCAATTCATCACCAGTCATTCCTGTTTCTTTCTTCCACTTGCTTATAAATGCAATAAACTCTTCTAAATTATAGTAAAAGTCCTTCATCATTATTGTTCTCAAAATGACCCAACGACCACATGTGTTAATTCCATTTTTAAGTTTTTGAAACTTCTTTTTGTTATAAATAATAGGAACGTCCTTTGGAACTTTTTTGAAAAGGTCTGTCAAAAGGTCTCGGTCTTGTCCTAATAATTTTCTTATAAATTTCGGTATAAAAGACAATTCACTATCTACGAATATGCCGTAACTATCAAATGCTTCCAATGTATCCTTCTTTGTCTTCGGGTCAGTATAGCGATAGATTGCAACCCAGTGTCCGCTGTTCTGTTTCTGTTCTATAAGAATAATCTTATAACTTCTATCGTGAGGGAGCAAATCGTAGATTGAATTGACGTTTGCTAATTCGTTGTATTTGATAATATCGTCGTAAGCACTCTCGCCAAGATGTTTCCTCAAATCCAAATCAGTAATGTTTGTTTGAATTGTTTGTTCTAAACTTTGTGGTTCTTCCATTATATAGTATTAGAATATTTTTTATTCGTTTATTTAGCAAAATATAATCTAATATAATAGTATAGTAGAAATCTAAATGGTTCATTTTCAGCAAGATTATTTAGTAGGCACTGCAAAGCAAAGAGTTGTCTTACCTTATTTAGAGCAACATTTTGGGGGTATAATTCCAACAGAAGAACGATGGGCGAAATTTGATTTTTACAATCAAAACGCCATATTTGAATTGAAGTCAAGGACTAACAAGAAGAACTACTATCCTACCACCTTGATGACATGCAATAAAGTGATTGATACAGAGAAGGACATATATTTCTTGTTCTATTTCACTGATGAACTTTGTTATATAAAGTATGACCCTGAATTATTTAGCAAATTTGAGAAGAAACCCTATTCAAGAATTAAGGAGGAATTTGATGAAAAGGACTACTACTTCATACCTATAAGTAATTTAGAAACAATTAAGAAATTCTAAAAAATTATCTCTTCTATTTATATAAAATGAGTTTAGTGAATTTAATCGGTCTCACTCCAAAAAACCCTACTGTCGTTACTACTATATCAACACTACCTATTGCTTCCCCTGCTTTCACACCAGTTTTACAAACTTTTACTCCAACCATATCGGCAACTGCTCCATACCAACTAACACAAGCAGGTTTAACATCGTTAAACGTTTCTCAATGGAACGCATTAAACAATACTAAATACACATTATCAGGACGCAGTGATGGAACACCAGTCGTATATGAGACAGAAGCATTCACAGGCGGAAGTGCATCCACAGCACAGACACTTCAATATAAAGCAACACCATTAGTTACAATTGGAGGTGTAGCACAAACAAATGACGTTGATATTAAATTTATTCTACCAACAATAGTTTAATCATACCTTTTAGGTATAGTAGTAGAAAGGTCTCTCTATCTTCTTGAAACAAAACCCAAATTATAAACAGATTATTACAATTAATAATCTATTTAGTATATATATAGAATGAATTATAGTGAGATAATAGAGATGCCTAATGAGGACAGGTTGTATATCCACTACGAGAAGAACAGACACCCCGTATGGATAGAGCATTTTGATTTAAAAACGAACATATCCATGACATATATAGTCAAGAAGTTAGGCAAAAGTAAGATTTTTACAAGAAAAAATCAAAGTAAGTGATTTAGATTATTACATATATAGACAATTTAGATATATACAAGTAATAATTTTAAAATTATTACTATTAAAAATCAAAAACATATCAAATTGTAGAAATCTAATATTGAAATTGAGATATATTTAGATATATTCGTGTAAAAATCAAAACAGACCTATCTACTCTCATACTAAAAAGGTCTCTCTATAAAGGAAATTTAGATTTAGAAGAATTGAAGAATAAAAATATTTATTTATAGTATATATAAGATGTCTCAACTTGATATACGAAGAATTGAAAGCAATCCTGATAAAGTATATTACGACTTAACTATTGCAAATGTCAATAATGGAGACGTTAATCCTGCTAATAGTCCTGTGTTAGTATTTAACGAACAGAGACAGAACTCTATTATCAATAACACAGGTGATTATTACCTATCTATTGTCCGTTTCCAAGTAGATACTACTTCATTACCTATTATTGTTCCTGTTATACAAACCTATGGCGAACAATTACCTAATGTTCCTACTAATTCTAAAACTATATATTCAGTAACTATTTTAGATAATACAACAACACCAGCAACACCACACCAAGTATATATTGATTGGAAACCTCAAATTAAAAATATAGATGTTCCTGAACCACCTGCTCCAACAGCATCATCTCCACTACAAGCAGAAAGCGAATGGTATTTTTGTTATAACTTTGAATGGTTCGTTAATTTAGTAAATACTGCTCTACAAACCGCACTAACCGATGCTCTTATTCCTACTGGTATTGCTTTCTTGGGTTGGAATACAACAACGAATAGTGCATCACTTTATTTAGACCAAGCAAACTTTTCCACTATTAATGCTCCTCTTACAACTCCAAATTATTCTCTCTACTTTAACCAATCGCTTTTCACATTATTTAGCAGTTTTCCAGCAACTTATTACGGAAGTGTAGGAGTTACAGATGGACTGAATTATAACATTAATATCCCTAACACACAGGGATTAAACACCATTATTTTACCTGTTATTCCAGCACCAATACCAGCACCAATTACTTGTATTCAAATCAATCAAGAATGGGATACTACTCCTCTTTGGACGCCAGTTAGTAGTATCGTCTTTACGTCTGCTACATTTCCAATCATACCTAACAGATTGTCTCCTCCACAAGCGTTTACCAATGGTGTTTTAGTCAATCTAAATCCTAATGCTAATAATTCAAATTTCGCACAGGTAATCACAGATATTATTACAGGAGACCTCTGTTATAAACCTACACTAATCTACGAACCTACTGCCGAATACCGACTTATTGACATGGTGGGTAATACTCCTTTAACCAACATTAACATTCAAGTATTTTGGAAGTCAAAATTAGGTAATTTTGTCCCATTTAGAATAGCAACAGGAAACTCTTGCACTATGAAACTTCTATTCACTAAAAAATCATCTGTCGGTAATAATGGTAATCAGTAGTTTAGGAGGACGAGATATAAAATTGTTTAGGCAAGTTTTTTATAAATAGTTGTATTTATAAAAAAAAATATATTGCTAATTTATATAAGATGGACGCTCCGCTATTTCATACTGCTCTTGTGACCGATAGTAAAATCGCTCAAATTACCGATGACCTTGCCTTCGCCGTTTATCAAGGTGCTTCTTCAAACACATTTCAACAATTTACTGCTGTTTCAAATAGTAATTCAAACTTGACGTTCAACGTTCAAATTCCAAGTGAAAGTGTAGTCATTAATCGTGAAGTTTTAATTAATGCTACAATGACAATTACTCTTACTATCGGTGGAACTGCTACTGGTTTTGTTCCAATAGGTCAACAAGCATTCAACTACGGAGTAACTGATGCTTTCCAAGCATTCCCTATCAGTAAATCTTTTTCCACTACAACTGCAACAATTAACAACTCCAACGTCTCAACCAATACCCAAGACATTTTAGACGTTCTTTTAAGAATGAATAGTTCAAGAGAACTATTAAGATATTCAGGCATGACCCCATCTTTCCCTGATAGTCAATACGCCCAATATTCAAGTGGTTATTTAACAAATAACAATCCTCTTGCTTCATACAACACCGCTTCTTACGATATAGACCAAGTCCCTCGTGGTTCTTTCCCATTAGCATCAGGTTCTCAAATTTATAGATATGTTAATGGTATTCAACTTGATAATAACCCAGTCGCCCAAGTAGGAAATGCAACAGAACAATGGAAAGTTGTTCTTGCTATTGATGCAACTGAACCAATTTTCTGCTCTCCATTCATTTTCGGCGAACCTGATTTCAACAAGAGTGGTTTAGCAGGTATTAACACTATCAACCTCGTAATGAATATTGATGGTTCATTAAAACGTGTTTTCTCTACAATGGCAGGTTTAGCAACAAACGCAACCGCTTATTCTGTTTCTGTCGCAGGTGGTAATACAACAGGTTTAGGTTCTAACGCCAGTAATACTACTATATTCACATCACCACAATTATTAATGAACTTTTTATCAACCCAACCAACTCAATTAGTCCCATCAAGAGTAGTAACCCCTTATATTGACTACCCTCGTTATATTTCATCAGGAACATCTCAACAACCAATAGTAAGTGGAGCATCTGCTACATTAAATTCACAAAATATTCAACTGAACCAACTTCCTGATTATTTCTTTATCGTTGTTCGTCCTTCTATGAGTAGTCAAACTATTACTAACTCTGCTTCATTCTTGACTATCAATTCTATCAGTATCAACCTGAATAACGTGTCAGGTATTTTAGCATCTTCTACACAAGAAGATTTGTGGAAAATGTCTATTGGTAATCATTCTACTCAATCTTGGTTAGAATTTTCAGGTTTAGCATCTCAAAATGATAATACTACTGGTTTAGGCGATGTTGTAGGAACAACTGGTTCTATCCTTGTTCTATCACCTGCTCTAAATCTTTCATTATCCAATATGCTTTCCAACTCATCTATCGGTCAATTCAACTTCCAATTCAGCATTAATGTCACTAACAATCTTGGAATTGATTTGAACGGAACAACTAATCCTCTTCCTGAAATCTTGGTTGTCACTGCTAATAGTGGTATGTTTGTTACTTCAATGGGTTCATCATCTATTTTCACGGGTCTTCTAACAAAACAACTTGTATTAGACGCAAGTGAGAAGCAAAGTGAAGACCCAATCCAATCCAGTATGATGTCCCGTTTAGTCGGCGGTAAGATGGGTAATATGCCTACTTCTGCTATTAAACATCTTATCGGTAAGAATGGTATGAGAAGAGTAGGTGGAACTGCCTATTCGGGTGGTGCTGATAGTGGAGGACGTATGTCAAAACTTTCAAAACTTTGCATGTAATTCAAAAAAATTTAAGTGATTTCAAATTTATATGAAATTAAAAAAAAATTGATTAATAAATTGTATAAGATAATTTATTAACAGAAAATTGATTTAAAGAGATAATCTTAATATATTGTATAAGAGAAAGAAAATGAATTGTGTAATCTGCTTAGAACCAAACGACAACAAACGCAAACAATCATCACCAGCAATTTTCAAGTGTTATACTTGTAATGATGGATTTGTATGTAATAATTGCATTCCCAACTTTGACCCATGTGGTAGTATCTTTTTAGATAAATTATCACAAGTCAAAAAGACAATCAAGTGTCCTTGTTGTAGAACACTCAACTGGAATTATCATTACAACCAAATAGTTGGAATTACTATCGCAGAAATGGATTGCTTACCTGAAAATGATGCGTGTGATTTAATGATTAAAAATAGATACGAAAAAAAATGCTGTGGTTGTGGAAGTGATGATATTGCTGTTGAAGGAATTGGAGGAAGAGAAGGAGTTAGTATGTGTAGAATATGTTGGCATGATGATATTGGTGATGAAGAATATGAAGAAAGCGGTGATGATTGCTAAAAAATTGAAAAAAACAAAAAAATTGAAATAAACGAAAAATTGAAAAAAAATTGACAGAAAATTGAAATGCTTTTTTTTAAATTTATTATTAGCATTAAAATAACAAAATTTAAGTGAATTGAAATTTAGGTGCATTAAAAAAAAAATTGAAATAAAATTGAATTGTATTGTTATATATATCTTATACAACAATATACGAAAATAATTGAAAATGGTCTTTACACCTGAAAATGTTGCTATTTGTATTTTAAATTGCGATGAGCGTATATCATCAGTGCAATCTAAAATTGATAGTTGGAAACCATATAAAAATGTGCTTTTACTTGGAGCGATGTGCTTTGATAATGAAGAAGATAAATCTATATTTAAATTAAAAGATTGTGATACTGAAAAAATTAAAAATTACGAAAATAACATTCAACTTATTAAGGTAGAGAAGTTGATGTATCAATCACTCGCAAAGAGAAATAATAATGCTATATTTCCTATATTATTACAAAAATATGGCGATTTAATGGTAAATTCTTACGACATTTCAGGTAATATGGTTCGCTTGGAGGGTATGGAAGAACAAGAACATTTGGAATATTGTAAATCATCTTTGAAACAGCGTGAATATATAGAAAAACTTTGTAAATATGGAGAACATCGTTAAATAAACCTTTATAAATGTAAATTTAAATAAATTTAGGCATTTGCCTTTTTTTATTTTTTATCTGTATAGAATATATACAAATGGCGAGTTTAATGTATAATACCCTTTTTGAAACTCCGTATAATGACGAGTTAATGAGACGTGTTAGAGAAAATGCTCTACGAAAAGAACACTACAATCCTACTGAACCTTACCATATTTCATACATGACGTATCCATCTGTTAATGGTTCGGGTAGAGATAGAGTATTAATGTGTGGTGGTGCAAGACAAGGAGACCCTCGTAGTTTAGGATTAGACCATGACCCTCGTTATTTGAGGTCAGGTTCTACTATTAACTTTCCCAACTATCAATTCAATGCAATGATGGCGAACCCTGTTTCGGGAGGTATGCGTAGTAATGATGGGTTTCACTTTGTTGATGATTTCAATCCTTACTATAACAGAGTTGTTTCTGCTAATATGGGAACAGCAAGACCATCATTTAGCAGAGGTGGTTCCAAAGTCGGTAATTTTTTCAAAAAAGTAGGTAATTTTTTGAAACCAGTAGGACGTGAAGTAATGCCTATTGTAAAAGATGTAGGCAAAGATTTATTGAAAGATGCTATTAAAGGTGCTATTGTAGGTGCTGGTGTTAAACGCAGAGGAAGACCAAGAAAGATTGTAGGTGTAGGTCAGTTTGAAGGTTCAGGACACCCTGTTGGAAGTCCTATTCCAAACGACATGTATATGGGTTCAGGAAAATTTGAAAATAAAGTCATTAGAGTAGTTCAAAGAAAAATGACTGGTGGTGTTGCACTTTATAAACCAAATGGTAAGATATTCAAGGGATTGACACACGTCATGCCCGATGGTGTTATTCACACTGGTAAAACTCACACCAAGAGTTCAGTTCCACTTACCGAGATGACTGCTGGTAATGCACGAACATTCTTCCGTAAAGTCGGCAATACTTTCAAGACAATAGGCAAAGCAGTTGCACCTGTCGCTGTTCCAATTTTAAAAGAAGTCGGTAAAGACCTTTTAAAAGGTGCTATAATGGGTGCTGTTGTAGGTGCTGGTAAAAGAGGCAGACCAAAGGGTTCAGGTGGTAAAAGAAGTAATGTCAATAAAGATGGCGAACCAAAAATGTGCTGTTTCCCTGCAAGTGATTGTGGAGCAAAACCTACTCGTGCTGGTCGTCCAAAAGGAGCAAAGAACAAGAAATCAGGTGGTTCAGGTATGTCCGTTGATAGTGCTGGTATTCTTTCAGTCACACCAAATCCTCCTCCTGCTCTACAAGTTGTAGGTGGTAAATCAAACATCGGTCGTAAAATCAAAAATACTTTCAAAAAAGTAGGTAAATTTTTAGCACCTGCCGTTCCAGTATTAAAAGACATCGGTAGAGAAGTTTATAAAGAAGTCAAACCTATTCTTGTTGAAGAAGGAAAGAAACAATTAAAAGAGGGCATCAAAGGTGCTATTAGTGGTTCGGGAACAAAGAAAGGACAAGTCCGTAAAACTGCTCGTAAAGCATACGAAGGCAAAGCAGACAAGAAGTTGAATGCTCGTGCAGAAATCGTCAAGAAGGTCATGGCGGAAAAAGGTATGAAAATGATTGAAGCATCAAAATACGTCAAGGAACACGGATTGTACAAAAAATAAATATATTTAGAAATTTTTATATCTAATGTTTATATATAAAAATGCCGTTGATTTTAAATTACGCAGAGAATAAGAATGCATTAAGTCAAGAAAATCTCGCAAAAAAGAGAATTGTCAAAGCATTACAGCAGAGTGTTATTCAATCTAATCCGCAAACTGACCCTGATTTAGAACAAAATGCTGATAAATATTTTGATAAAATTTTTGATTTATCTAACACTATTGAGACGTATCTGTTTGAATTAGGTGTTTTTGTTTCAAGTGAAGATACATCAAAAGTAGATGTTGAAGCAGAACAATCAGCGAAAAAAGTTAGACAACAATCAAAATTAGAAGCAGACCTCGCAAAAGCAGAAGCAAAATTAGAAAAACAACAGAAGGAAATTGAGAAAGAAGAGAAGAAGAAGAAACCTGATGACGCAAGAAGGGCAAGATTAGAAGAAGAATATTTTGGTATTCAAGAAGCAATTGATAATCTTAAAAAGAGATTACAACCAAGATTACAACCTCCTCCTATTGCTCCTCTTTCATTAGAAGAAGAATTCGGGCAGATGGAAGGTATGGCGAGACCTGTTATTAAAGGCAAGAAATTAGTATTCAAAGAAGAGCAATCCATTCCTATTGTTGCAAAATTATTAAACTTATTCAACTCATACAAAAAGGCATGGAAAGAACTAATCCCTTTTTCTGCTGGTTTAGATAATAACCAACTAACAGATTTAGGAGTAATGATTGATACTATTACCAAAGCACTCAACTCCTTTATTGAAGACACCAAAGTTGAAATTCCCAAGAACAAACGGCGTGTATACGAGCAGTTATTCTCTGCGGTTGATGAAATTTCTGCTATTCTTAGTGAAGTAACACAGATGTATCAAAATATCTACTATTATTACT